TGCAGAAAAGGTTGCAGGGGTTGTTGCAGCCTGCAACCCTAAAAAACGCGCAGAGGCAATCAATGCCGCGGCTGAACGCAGCGCCGAGATTATCAAGCGCCATCAAGACGAGACGAACGCCGCCCGAGAGCGGCTCTATGCTGGGCTGAAGGCGCATCGGGCAGCGGAGACGAAGGAGCAGAAGCAGCTTGCCTTCGAGGACCTCAAAGCCGCCAAAATCGCAAGCGAGACGCTGCTGAACATTCACAAGGCAGAGCGGCAGGCGTGGGGGCTGGATGAGGAGCGCGGCCGTGCTGACGTCGTGATCCACTGGGACGGCGATGAGTAGTGGCCATCGTCATCAAGCGGTTGCGGCTGCATGATGGGCAGAGGGCAATCGTCACTCACCCTGCTCGGTACAAAGTGGCGGCGTGCGGGCGGCGGTTCGGCAAGACGATGCTGGCGCTTTACTGGCTGACGACGCGAGACAATGGATCTGCAATCGGCGGCAAGCGGGTCGCGTGGTTCGCTCCGACGAACAAGTTGCTGATGGAAGTGTGGGAGGAGGCCGAGCGTACACTGCGGCCGGTGACGCGTAAAAGTAATAGGCAGACGATGCGCATCGAGCTCGTCACTGGCGGGGTTATCGACTTCTGGACGCTAGAGGACAAGGATGCCGGGCGTGGGCGTCGCTACCACCGCATCGTAATTGACGAAGCCGCGCACGCTCGTTATCTGAAGGAGGCATGGGAACGGGCGATTTCGCCGACGCTTACAGACTATCGCGGCGAAGCGTGGTTTATCTCAACGCCGAACGGGCTCAACTTTTTTTACGACCTGTTTTGCCGAGGCGACAACCCGGAATATCCGGACTGGATCAGCTTTCAGATGCCGACGATGTCGAACCCGTACATTGCGCCAGAGGAAATCGAGGAAAGGCGGCGCGAGCTGCCCGAACTGGTGTTCCGGCAGGAGTATCTAGCCGAGTTCGTCACCTTCGGTGGCGGCCTCATCAAGCCCGAGATGCTGGTCATGGGCGAGTGCCAGCCGCATCTGCGCCCGGTACTGGGGGTGGACCTCGCGATTTCCGAGCGCGACGGCGCGGACTACACCGCCATCGTCGCGATGGCGCGCGAGCCGGAATCCGGCATCGTGTACGTCAAGGAGGTCGAGCGCTTCCGCGCGGGCTTTCACGACGTGCTCACGCGCATCAAGGCCGCGGCCGCGCGGCACAACCCGTCCATCGTCGCCATCGAGCAGACACAGTACCAAGCCGCCGTGGTGCAGGAGCTGGCCCGCACCACGACGCTACCGGTTCGCGGCGTGCGGCCCGACCGTGACAAAGTGACACGCTTTGCGCCGCTGCTCACGCGCTTCGAGCAGCGCATGGTGCGGCTCGACCCGTCCGGATGCCCGGCAGCATTCCGAGATGAGTTGCTAGCGTTCCCGGACAGCGCCCACGACGACATGGTGGACGCGGCGAGCTACGCCTTTGCGGCGCTGGGCATTGGGCAAGGCGGCTACGTGGCCGCAGGAGGGAGGGTGTTCTGATGCACAAGATCGGCACGATTGCGACACTGGCCGAGTACGTGGGCGAGGCGGCCGCGGCCAGGCTGTGCGCGGCGCTGGGCGGCTGCCAAGTCAAGATTCCTAAGCGGCGCGATGGCGTGTGGTGGGATCGTCTGGTGGCGGCGATTGGCCCGCGCGACGCCGAGGAGCTTTGCAGCGCCTTCGGGGGCGAGAGCCTCTATATTCCGCGCAACGCGGCCGATGGGCGCGCCGCCCGCCGCCAGGCGGTGCTCGATTGCCTGGCCGCCGGGATGACGTTCGCCGAGATCGCGCGCAGCCTGGAATTCCGCGTGCGCTACTCCGAGCGCGGCTTGCGCAAGCTAGTGGCTGGCTTCGTGCCGGACGGTGTGGGCGGGGCAAGCGTCCGGGCGGAAGGCGTTCATGACGAGCACCACGCCGAGTAGTGCTACCGGGGCCATCATGAGTGATCGTATCCGTGGCGACGCCCTTCCATCCCTGGGATCAAGCCTTGCCATCGAGCGCGCGCTGACGCGCTTTGGCTGGCTGGCCAATGGCGACTACGATGATCTGCTGACGCAGATCGGCATCAGCCGCGCCAAGCTGCGCGCGCTGCTGGCAGACGATGAAATCTCCGCCGCGCTAGAGACGCGCCGGGCGGCCTGCATCAACACGCCGTGGCGCATCGAGCACCCGTCGGCGCGCGCGCGCAAGCTGCTCACCGAGCTGGTCGAGCCGCACATGCACGCGATCATGTCGGCCGCGTGGGAGGCGATTCCATTCGGCTACTCCGTGCAGGAGATCGTGCTTTCCGACGACGCGGGCCGCATCGGAATCGCGCATGTGGTGGCCTGCCCATTCGAGTGGTTCGCCCCGCAGCCTGATGGACGGCTGATCTGGCGCGACACGCAGCAAAGCGCCGAAGGCGGCTTCGTGCTCACCGTCAACGAGCCCTCCCTGCGCAAGCCCTCCGGCGAAGCGCTGCTCGCCAAGGCGTATTGGCCGTGGTTCTTCCGCACCCACGGCTGGCGCATGTGGGCGAAGTTCCTAGAGCAAGCCGCCATCCCGCTGCTCTACGGCAAGACGCTTGGTGACAAGAGCGGTCTGCTCAACCTACTGCGCACGCTCTCGCAGGGGCCGGTGGCGGTCGTCGACCGCGAGGATGAGCTCACCGCCTTGGATCAACCCGGCAACAGCCCCAACAAGTTCGCCGAGTTCGAGGTCGCCACCTGCCGGCGCATCCAGCGCCTGATCCTGGGCCAGACGCTGACCAGCGGGACGGATGGCGGCAGCGGTAACCGGGCGCTGGGCGAGGTGCACGAGCGCGTGCGCGACGAGAAGCGCCGCTCCGACGTGCGCCTGGTGACGGCCACCGCCCAGCGCGTGCTCGACATGCTCGCCGCCTACAACGGCATCCAGCCCGGCCGTGTGGTGCTGGAAGACCCGCACGGCCTGGAGCGCGACCGCGCCGAACGCGACAAGCTGCTGGTGGATTCCGGCATGCTGCGCTTCACCCGCGCCTACCTGGAGGAGAAATACGGCTTCGAGCCGGACGATTTCGAGGAACTGCCCGCCGCCGAGGCAGCGGCGATTGCCGATGTGGGCGCAGGCGGCATCGGGCAGGCTGCGCAGACCAACGCACCGCTGCTGACCATGGCCAGCAAGCCCGGCAGCCTCAAGCCCGATCGCCCGCGCTTCACTGCCGGGCAGCAGGCCGTCGAGGACGAGATCGAGCGCACGCTGCCGGCCATCCCGTCGCCAATCCAATCCGCCGCGATCAGGTCTGCCATCCTAGGGGCCAAGGACGCTGACGATCTCTACGAGCGCCTGGCCGTGGCGCTGCAAGACGCGGACGACGCGGTATTTCGCCAGGCCTTTGAGCGCGCACTTTTTGCGGCGGAAATCATGGGGTACGCCCACGCCCGAAAGGAAGCGATCCGCGAGGACTAAGCGTGGCGGTCACCATCGACTTTGATGCAGATCCAGATGTGCAGATCGCCCAGGCCAGGGCGCAAGGGGTTATGCTCCCGGAGGAGTTTTACGCTTTGCCACCGGAAAAGCGTGCGCTGGCCTTCACCGTTTCCACCCTCGCCAAGTTGGACCAGATACAGGCCATCGCGGATGCACTTGCCCGCATGCAAGAGGCCGGTGGCTCCTTCGATGCTTTCCTTGAGTGGGCTTTGCGGCAAGATTGGGATTTGCCATACCACCGGCTGGAGACGATCTACCGCAACGCGGTACAGACGGCCTACATGGCCGGGCATTGGCGATTTTTCGAAGAGACAAAAGACTCCCTGCCTTACCTGATGTACGACGCCATCAACGACGGCCGCACGCGGCCGTCGCACCTTGCGCTTGATAACGTGATCCGCCCGGTGGATGACCCGTTTTGGCGCACCCACAGCCCGCCGCTTGGGCACCGCTGCCGCTGCTCATTACGGGCGCTTACCGCCAAGGCGGCCATGCAGCGTGGCGGGCCGACGGCCAGCATCCCGGCCGAGGCGGCGCCAGATGAGGGGTGGGGCAATGATCCGCGTGGCTGGAGCAGGACGCTGGCCAAGCTGCTGGCTGACAAGGCCAGCAAGACGCACAAGGCGATTGATGAGGCCATACGCGACGTAGCGCCGTGGCGGACGGCCACGGCAGGCACAGATGAGGGCGACTGGCATGATGCAGCGTTCGTGGAGTCTCCTCAGTGGCTAAAGGCCGCTGTGGCCAAGCGAGGCCCGCTAAAGGGAGGCGTGCGAGTAGATCCAGGCGCCGTGTCGGCGCACTACAGCGCGCGGGAAGACGCCATCAGCATCAAGGACGCGGATAAGACAAGCTTGTACAGCCTTGGCACGTGGCGCCACGAGTATGGCCACGCCATCGATAGGTCTTTGCGCCGCGGACGCACCTTCCGCAGCTCCGAGGACGACTTCTTGGGCGCGATGGCGGCTGACGCCGATGACCTGATCCGTCTCGGAGGTTATGGCGCCGAGGCCAAGGCGGTGCGCTCAAAGCTTGACAGAGCTTACAAGAAGGCCATAGACTCGCTCAATAACGCCGAAGACCGCGATGCGTGGCTGACAAAGCGGTTTGCGATGATCGGTCTGGACTTCGAGGAGGTCAAGGTGGCGATGCGCGAGCATACGTGGTTTGCAAGCAATTTGTCTGGCATCGGGTTGCATGCGAGGTACGCGCGCATTGCTGTCGCCATTGCGCGGCGCGACGCGCAAGGTTTGCTAGACGCTATGGCAGGCACCGACCCTATAGAAAGGCGGCTTACCTACTCAAAGGGCGCGGTTGGGAGCCTGTCCGATCTGATCGGAAGCGCCACCCTCAACAGGGTGGGCGGATTCGACAAGTCCGGATTTGGGCACAAAGATTCATATTATCAAGACATAAGCCGGCAAGCGGCTGAATGTTTTGCAAACCTGACGTGCATGTACGCTGATAGTCGTCGTGTGTTTGCAAAAATCGTTGAATCCATGACGCCGCGCATGGCTGCGATGTTCAAGGAGATTCTGAAGTGACTGAAGACGAGTACGTGGCCGTCTGCGAAGAGTACCAGCGCAAGTTCGGGTCTTTACCTGGGGTGCCGCCCCTAGACTTCGGGGTGCCGATGATGACGCTGGAAAAAGAAGCGTCATACATGCTGGCCGCCATCGAGGCCGGCAAGCCGATTGATTGGCTGGAGGTGCTCAAGCCGCTACCAGCTGGATGTGTGTCCTAGCCGTCTGACATGGTGGCCTACTCGGATGCCGAGATGGAAGGCGACCCATCAATGTCGATCCAACCCGTAGCCGCCATCTGTTTCGCCTCAACGCCTCAGCCAGAGCGCAAGCCTGCTGGGGTCTTTGATTTTGGCGTCTCTTGGTGAACACGTTCAGCGCGACGAAAACCCCTCCCATGTGTAGACCGTTACTATGAAAGGGAAATTCCATACACTGACTTTTGCCATCGCGGCTGGTGCCGACCCCCTGCGCATCGAGGGCATCGCCTACTCGGGCGGCGTTGTGCCAGCTTATGGCTGGCAAGGCGACATTGCTATTGACCTCGCAGGCTTGCAAAACGACGGCGCCGAGCTGCCGCTCCTGGCCGACCATGAGGCCAGCATCGAGGCCATCGTGGGCCGCACGCGTATCCACCGCGTGCAGATCGACGGCCACACCGCGCTAGCCATCTCTGGAACCGTGACCGAGACCACACCGGCCGGTAAGCAAGTTGCGGCGCTGCTGCGGGAGGGGTACCCGCTTCAGATGTCGGTGGGCATCACCGCCAATTTTCGGGAGGTGACGGCGCCTATTATGGTCAATGGCCGGACGCTCAATGTGCAGGGCGTCTTTGAAAACCCGCTGGTGCGCGAGGTGTCGTTTGTGCCGATCGGGGCCGACCCGGCCACCAGCGTGGCCGCCTTTGCCTTCGCCGCTGATTTTCAACCCCCCACAAAGGAGCTAATTATGTCCCGAACCCCCGAAGATGAGGCCCTGATTGCAGGGCTGCAACAACAGGTCGAGGCGCTGCAAGCCGAGCTTGAGCGCCTGCGCGCCGAGCGCCGCGCCGAGCAGTTGGCCGCGCTCATGACCGAGATCGGCCGCGACGCGCCGCAGGGCGACGCGCTCAAGCCGTACCTGTCGATGAGCGATGAGGCGTTTGCCGCCTTCGCCGCCGACTTGCGCGCCGTGGCGTCTGCCGCGCGCGTCAAGCCCGATGCCGCGCTGTTTAGCTCGCAAGCGGTCAAGCGCGCCGAGAAGCAGTCCCAGGAACTTGACCGCGCTAGCGCATTGCTTGCGGCCGTCAAAAAGCTCGTCACCGCCTGATAAAGGAGCCAAATCATGTCTACTATGACCCCAACCATCGGTCAGTATGTCAAGTACGAGGAGACGGAGGCGCAGTACAGCCGCGACAACGTCACGGTTGCGTCTGGCCAGGTCCTGGTCACCGGCCAGGTGGTCGGGCGTATCAACGCCACCGGTAAGATCGCTGCGTATAATCCCGGTGCCACTGATGGGACTCAAAACGCAGTGGGGATCATGGCTATGGACGTAGACGCGTTCACCGGCGACGCCCCTGGCGTGATCGTCGCGCGCCACGCCGTCATCGTCGATGCCGACAACCTGATCTGGGCCGGTAGCCCGACCGAGCCGCAGAAAGACGCCGCCATTGCGCAACTCAAGGCCCTGGGCATCGTGGCCCGCAAGACCGTCTAAGGAGCCCAGACCATGCAACTCAATGACTATACCATCACCGAGCTGACCGCCGCGATCAACGCCTTCCCTGTGCAGTGGGGGCTGATCAACGCTAGCGGCCTGTTTCGCAACCAGGGTGTGCGTACTCGCACGGTAACCATCGAGGAGCAGTCCGGCACGCTGGCGCTGCTGCCCGACCACGAGTGGGGCGGCGAAGGCACGGTGGCCAGCCGCATCAACCGCAACACCCGCAGCTTTGCCATCAAGCAGACGGTGCACGAAGATACCGTGCTGCCGGGCGACGTGCAGGATGTGCGCGGCTTTGGCATCGAGGGTCTGACCGATGTCAACGCCGAGGTCGCCCGCCGCCTGCAGCGCATGCGCGCGCGCCACGACCAGACGCTGGAGTGGAAGAAGATGGGCGCGTTGAAGGGCATCGTCCAGTCTGGCGACGGCTCAACGCTGGCCAACCTGTTTACCGCCTTTGGCATCACGCAGGTGACGGTGGACTTCGTGCTGGGCACTTCCACCACCGACGTGCTTGGCAAGTGCGCCGCAGTGCTCAACCAGATCGAGGACAACCTGCAAGGCGACGTCATGACCGGCGTGCGCGCGCTGGTCAGCCCGGAGTTCTACTCCAAGCTGATCAACCACGCCAAGGTGCAGGACGCGTACAAGTACCACCAGGAGGCGGCCATGCGCCTCGGTACCGATATGCGCGGCGGCTTTGCCTTCGGCGGTATCGAGTTCGTCGAGTACCGGGCTTCGGTCAACGGCCAGCGCTTCATCGCGGCCAATGAAGGCCACGCCTTCCCCGTCGGCACGATGGACACCTTCGCCACCTACTTCGCCCCGGCGGACTTCAACGAGACCGTCAACACCCTGGGCGTGCCGTTTTACGCCAAGACCTGGGAGAAGGAAGGCGGGCGTGGTGTAGTAATCCACACCCAAAGTAACAGCCTGCCGCTTTGTCACCGCCCGGCAGTGCTGGTCAAACTTATCACGAGTAACTGATACGCCATGTTGATCCTGATGACCGCCCCCGCCATGCTTGGTCGCCAGTCGCTAGCTGCTGGTGTCCTGGCCGATGTGCCAGACGACGCCGCGCAGCGGCTGATTGCGTCGGGCGTGGCGAAGCAAGCAGGCGTCGCGCCGCAGACGGCGGACCAGGCGTTGGACGACGCGCAGGACGCACCGCCCACTGCGCCGCGCCGCAAAAAGGCGAGGACTGACACGTGAGCGTCATCACCCGCGCCGAGCTGGAGCAGCGCTTGTCCCCGCAGGACATTGCACAACTGGCCGACCTCGAGGGCGATAGCATCGAGGCCGTCGGCTTTGTCGATGCTTGCCTGGCGGATGCCGAGTCGGAGGCGATGGCGTGGGTACGGAGCGTGGGCCAGGTGCCCGATCCCGCGCCCGAGGTCTTACGGCGCGTGGTGTGCGACATTGCGCGCTACAACCTCTACCAGCGCCACTTGCCGGAGGAGCATCCGGTGGTGGTGGCGTACCGGCAGGCCCTTGAGACGCTCAAGGGCATCGCCGCTGGGCGTATCGTCATCACCACGCCACCGGAGGGCGCGGTGGTTGGTGCGCCGGTTTGTTATGCGCCCGCACGTGTCATGACTGACGATGCCTTGCAGGGGATGGGGCCATGATCACCATTGATATCGACGACCGCGAGGTGCTCTCCGAGCTCTCCGCCTTGCGCGACCGCATGGCCAACATGCTACCGGCGATGCGTGTTGTAGCGCAGGTCATGCGGTCGGACGTCCTGGACCGCTTCGAGCGGCAAAACACGCCCGACGGCACGCCGTGGAAGCCACTCTCGCTGGCGGCTATCTTGCTACGCGCACGTCGCCACGCTCCCTCGGGGCTTAAACGGCGCCGCGCGCAGACTTTGGCGCGCTTTGCGGCCGGGGCAAAGGCGTTGATCGATACCGGCGTGCTGCGCAACAGCATCCAGGTGGTGCAGGTCGGCCGTGACATGGCTACCGTCGGCACGCGTATTGAGTACGCCGCTCTCCACCAGTTCGGCGGCCGCACTGGCAGGGGGCACTCGACGACCGTCCCGGCGCGGCCGTACATGGGGCTGTCGCGTGAGGGCAAGCGGGAGTTGCTGGAGGTGATCCGCCAGCACATTGCGGGAGGGCTGCGGTGATTGGTGCCATCGAAGCCTCGATTCTCGCGCGCCTGACCGACCGGCTCACCGGTTGGCGCATTGCGGCAATGGCTGATGTGGATCTCGCCCGCCAGCAGGGCGGATCGGCGCAGCCAGCGCTCTATTTAGCATTCGGCGGCATTGAGACACTGGACGCCGCTGGGCGTGGCGCCGCGCAACGCGTGGATGTCGCGTTCGTCGCCGTCCTCGTCGCCCGCCATGCGCAGGGCGCGGCGCGTGGTGCGAGTGCAGCGCGTGGCGCGTTGGCGCTGTTTGATGACGTGTTTTCCGCGCTCGCCGGATTCCAGCCGACCGGCGCAACTGGACCGCTGCGCCTTACCGGCGCAGGCCCCGCCGAATACGAGCCGCCGACGTTCTGGCTGCCGGTGGAGTTCTCATGCAGCACCGTCCTAAAGGGGGCGCCATGATCATCGAGCGCATGCAACCGCACACCCATGCCGGTATCCTGCATTCGCCAGGCCGCCGTATTGACCCATCAGACGGCGCCGCCCGCGCCGTTGAACCCGAGAAACCCACCCGCAAGGAGTGACCCATGGCAATCGATACGCAGTATTTCTCATTTCAGGGCATTGTAACCCTTGGAACGGCCGGAGAAAACGCCATCGAAGAATACGAGGTCGGCAACTGCCCGAACCTCAGTATTGAGCTCGCGGTGGAGACAATCGAACACACCGAGAGCTGGAGCGGCCAGCGCATGACTGACCTGCGCCTCACCAAGGCAAAGAAGGCCAGCGTCAAGATGACCCTGGAGAGTTTCGATCTGGACAATCTCGCCCTCGGCCTCTACGGCACGCCGGCCACGCGCGCGGCGGGCACCGTGACCGCCGAGGAACTGGGCACAGTGCAGGCTGGTAAGGTCTATCCGCTGGCTAACCCGATGTCTGTGTCTAACGTCGTGATCAGCGATGGCGCCGACCAGACGGTGGACCCGTCTAAGTATGAGGTAGACACGACGTTCGGCGTCATTAAAGTCCTGGATACCACCGGGACCACTATGCCGTGGAAGGTGAGTTATGATTACGGCGCGGCGAAGAACCTGGTGATGTTCCTCACCAACCCGCCGGCCCGGAAGCTCCGTCTGCGAGGCATCAACACCGCCCAGAGCAATGTCCCGGTGCTCATCGAGCTCTACCGGGTGCAGTTTGACCCCATCAAAGACCTGGCGATGATCCAGGACGACCTGGGCAGCCTGGTATTTGAGGGCTCCGCGCTCGCAGACCCGACCAAGGCCAGTGACCCGGCGTTTGGGATGTTTGGGCGCGTGATGATGCTCTCGTAGCGTAGTGGAGGCACTATGGGCGACCTAGAGCGCATCGCGCCAACTCCACGCAAGATCACCGTCGCTGGGGAGACCCTTGAGGTCTCCCCGTTGCGGGTCCGCGACCTCCCGGCCATGGCGCGTGCATTGGCGCCCATCGCCACCGCCATCCCGGCCATCGCCAGTTCCGCCAATCCGACAGCGGCGCTGGCACAGGCAGCAAGCGAGGACGTCGGGCGCTGGATAGAGGCCATCATCTCCGGCGTTGCGGTGGCAACGGGCCGCCCCGAGGAGTGGGTTGGCGAGCTTGAGATTGACGAGCTTATCACGCTGGCGGGCGCGGTGGTGGAGGTCAACGCGGATTTTTTCGCCCGCCGGGTGGCCCCGGCGCTGACGACAGCCGCCGAGGCGGTGGAGAGGGCGACGGGTGGCCCGAGGTAGTCGACGCCCTGGTGGCCGCCGGGTACGGCCTCGCAGACGTGCTCTCTCTCCCCGTGTGCGCGGTCTACCCGCTCCTCCGGGCGGCGAGCGCCCGGCAGCGCAAGGCCCTTGCAGACCTCGCCCTCATCATCCGAGGAGCACAAGCGGAGGAAAAAGTCTTTCGCAATTTTTACGCGGAGTTAGCTGGTGCCCAGGCAGACAACCCTAGAGATCCGCATCGCCGCTAATTCGGACGAGGCCAAGCGGCAGCTCCTCGCCCTTGCCAAGACCGTCCAGGGTGCCGGGGCTGTCGCCACCTCGTCCGAGCGGAGCGTGACGGCTGCCACCAAGGCCAGGGCCAAGGCCGCCGAAGAGGCGACGCGCGCCCAGCGGGCGGCAAACGAGGAGGTCCGGCGGGCGGCGACGGCATCAGACGGGGCCGCATGGTCAATGCGCAGACTCTCCAAGTCCGTGCAGGCCCTGCTGGGCATTCAGCTATCCCAATGGGCCACTACGGCCGCGCAGTATGTCGTGAGCCTCTCCGACAGCATGGCCCGACTCGGAGCCAGGCTCTCGCTAACAGAGGGCGGCGCGATCGCGGCCAGCTCTGCAATCCAAGAGATATATCGGGTAGCGCAAGAGACGGCGGCGCCGCTCCAAGAGGTGGGGGAGGCATACACGCGATTCTCGCGTTCGCTTGCCCGCCTCGGCGCAACGCAGCAGCAGACCATCGAGTTCACCGAGGCGGTGACTAAGGCTCTCCGGCTATCTGGGGCGACTGCCGCAGAGACAGGGTCGGTCATGCTTCAGCTTGGGCAGGCGCTCGACTCCGGGCGGCTGCAGGGCGAGGAGTTCCGGGCCATCGCAGAGTCCGGCGGCAAGGTGCTGGACTACCTGGCCCAAGCCCTCGGGGTTACCCGCGGGCGGCTGCGAGAGATGAGCTCCGCCGGCGAGCTCACCGCGGACGCCCTGCTGCGGATCACGTCTCTTATGGGCACGATCCGCAAGGACTTTGCCGCCGGGCTGCCGCCTACCGTCGGGGATGCGTGGACCCGCCTTGCGAACACAGTCACCATGCTCGTGTCGCAATCCACCGTCCTGCGTGCCGTGCTCGTCGGCGTGGCTAAGGGTCTGGAGTGGGTTGCCGAGCGGGCCGCACCGCTTTTTGGTGGGGCTCTGATCGCCGCCACCAGCTTGTGGGTGGCGTCTGTGGGCGGGCTCGCTGCCGCGTGGCGCACCGTCGCTGCCGCCATCGCCGCAGCCAGGGTTGCCGCCCTGTCCTTTGCCGCGTCGCATCCAGCGGTTCTCGCCGTGACAGCGGCGGTCACCGCTCTCGTGGCCCTGTGGGACAAGCTGCCGTCGGCCATCCGTGAGGCCGTGCGCACCGAGCACGACATCATGGAGGCGGAGGTATCGTCACTGGAGCGCCAGGCCACCCGTATCCGGGAGGCCGTGTCCGCGGCCATCCAGCGGCTCGATGAGCAGATTGCGAGCTCCCGCAAGGCCATGGGCGACTCGGTCTCCGCCGCCGTCTCTGCATACAGCCGGATGGAGGCTGCCGCGAAGGAGGCCGCTGACGCTGACGTGGCGGCAGTGCAGCGCACCGTGGCCGCAGAGCGGGCCGCAGTGGAGGACAAGCTCCGGGGCCGCACCGCCGCCTACGCAGAGCTCGTGCGCATCGCTGCCGAGGGCGCGGACCGGGAGCTCGATGTCCTCCGCCGGGCAGTGGAGCAGCGGGCCGGGATTATCGACGCCTCTGCCGACATCAGCCGCAGGGCCGCTGCCGTGGCGGTTGATACCGAGCGCGAGCGCGCCGTGCGCATCGCCCAGATCGACGCAGACTCGGCGGAGCGCAAGCGCGCTCTGCTGGCCGAGCTCCAGGGCGCCTACCGCCGCCACATCGATGCGCTGACAGACATGCACCGGCAGCACACACAGGCGGTCATGGAGCTGGAGGACCGCAAGCGGCAGGCGCAGCTCACCGCCGAGGAGCGCATCCGCGAGATGCGCCGCCTCACGATGACCGCCTCGCAGGCATACGCCGACCAGCTCGCGCAGATCGACGAGGCCATGGCCCGCGGGCGGGCGGCCCTTGCCGCCGGGCAGGTGGACGCAGCCGAAGAGGCCGCACGGGCGGCCTTTGATCTCGCCAGCCGGGTGACGGGGGCCATCGAGGAGAACGGGCGCGTCGTTGTGACCCAGCAGCAGGCCGTGGAGACAGCCATCGCCCGGGCGACAGCTGCCGCCGCCCTCCAGCAGCAGGCCCTCGAAGCGGCCAAGCGTGCGCACGCCGAGGCGGCCGCCGCCGCCCAGGCTGCGGCGCAGACACAGCAGCAGGCCCTCGACGCTCTCGACTCGTCCATCCGACAGATGCGCGCCGATGCCGGGCAGGGGCTCTCCATCACCATCGAGGCAGAGACCGCCAAGGCCATGGCAGATATTGAGGCCCTCCAAGAGCTTATTTCCTCCCGCAACGCGGTGATGCAACTCTCTATTGACCTTTCGGAGGCGGAGGAGCAGGTGGCGGCCATGCGGGCACGGATCTCCGAGCCCACCGCCAGCGTGCACGAGATCAGGGACAATGCCGCCAAGGTCCGGGCCGCGTTAGACGAGCTCAACGGGCGGCATACGTCGTCCGTACACACCATCTATATCCGACGGGTGGAACAGCACGCCGCGGGCGGGCTGGTGGGGGCCTTCTGCCGACTCTCTGGCCGCATCAGCGGGCCGGGCACCAGCACGTCGGACAGTATCCCCGCCCTGCTCTCCGCCGGAGAGTACGTCATCCGCGCAGATGCGGTGCGCCGTTATGGTGAGTCGCTGTTCGCCGCGCTCAATGCCGGGCGGATCCCCGCCGGGGCGCTCCCGGCTTATGCCGCCGGGGGCCCGGTGCAGCGCGAGGCGCTCACGTGGACCATCCGCGCCGGCGGCATGGAGGCCCCGGTGCAGGTGGTCGGCGATGACAGCCGCCGGGCCCTGCGCGAGATGACGCGGGAGCTCACACGCATTGGACTGTTGCGGGGGTAGCCATGCCGGCCACCAGAATGAGACTGTACTCCACCGACATCGCCCCCACCACGACGCCTAGCGGGGCGGGCACCATCATCGAGTGGGACCACGACGCGACCGACGGCGTGGAGGTGCGCATGCCCGAGCGCCGAGCCACCATGATCCCCACGATGGGCGGCGCTGTCTGGCAGGACTACGGCCCGGCACCGGCCGGGGGCGAGATCACCATCCGCGGCAGCGTGGCAGACGGCACCTGGCTGCGGGCATCCACCATCGCGGCCCTGCGCGCCGCTGAGGCGCAGGTGGGGGCCGAGTGGTACTGGACCGACGGGTGGAGCGTGTGGCGGGTGCGCTTCCGCTCT